TAAATGATATTTTTATTATATAGCATCTTAAACGATTGACCACGTTTCCCCATCACCAACTGTTACTGTTACTCCGCTTTGTATAGTTATAGGTCCAAAACTTCCAGCATTTTGACCATTTGAGATTGTATAGTTAGCTGTCACGGTTTGGTCATTTTCCCAAAATATTTTATCAGAGCCACCACCAGCAGCACCAGCACCAGCCTGTCCCCAGCTTAGATTTCCATTACCATCAGAAATTAAAGCGTATCCATTAACCGTAGTGTCCGCATTAGGTAATTTCCAAACAACATTGGCAGCAAGAGTGTTCGGTGCTTTGAATCCTACATACTGACTTCCTGCTGAAGAAGGTTCAGATAATCTTAATTCGTTCTGATTATTTAAAGTTATACCGTTTTGATCCATAAATAGCTGCTCTGCTCCAGCAGAAGCAAATCCTAATTGGTTTGCAGCTTTTCTAAATAAACCTAAATCTGGATCACCGTTGAAAGTAAGAGGTGGAGCAGTTGCACTCGCAGTACCATCAATTTTTAAAACTCCTGTAAGAGTTCCTCCTGTTTTAGGAAGTAAACCAAAATTTTCTTCATTTATACTACCAAGAGTTGTAAAACCATTAGATGTATTTCTAACTTTCATTAAATCGCCATCAGTCTTATAAAACCACATCCCAGTAACGCATTGATCGGAAGTAAGATCTTCGTCTTGTGAATTATTAGATTGTATAGCCTCGAAAACCGCATTAAGATCAATCCTTACGTTTTCTCCAGAAGCATTGTCTATGAAATAATTAGATACTGAAGTCACGATTTGTTACTCTTTTTTTTCATGTTAACCTCCTTTACCAAAACCAACAGCTATGTAGTTAAAACTTCTTATAATGGTAGCATTACTTGAGTTTTTAAATTCAACTCTAAATCCTGTTGCAGTTATATTATCTAACACATAATAATCACCAGTTGCCATATTTCTAGGTGAAATAGTAACGGTTGGAAGTGGTACAGGATGAGGAGAACCTTGAGTAAAAAATGAATTTGCAAAAGTTATTGTTTTTGCTGTTGGCGTACCAGTACCATCTCCTGCGGTATCAGAGAACAATAGACCTGACTCTTCATCTCTTTTAACCATAGTTGCTGTATAACCTCCTTGTTGCAAGTTCATATTTTGAGCTATATCTGTTGTACTTAAAGAAATTCTAAATTGAAAACCTCTACCTTTAATTGCTCCGTTAGAAAAATCATTAAATGGTTTATTTGTAAAATCTGAATCAGCATAAGATGAGCCACTTGGAGCAGCACTTGTTGTCCTTACAGCTATCTTTGCATTTGCATTATTAGCTGTAGCACCATCAAAATCATCCCAAGTATCTATTAAGTCCTGTCTATCATCAAACAAAGCACTTGGATAAAACCCAACTCCACTAAAATGCCTTTTTAAATTAAGAGTAAACACACCGCCTAAATCTAAAATGTCATTAAAAGTGTATGTTCCATTCATTCCCTTACGAACAGACACATCCCCAGATGTAGTTATTTTTTCACTTGATAATATTGTAAATACATTTGCGTTGGTAACTGAAACAACACTATATTTTTTATTTTTTGCTTTACCAGTTGAAAAACTAAAATCAAAAGTTTCTCCAACAGCTAAGCCATGAGAAGAAATATTACAAATTAAAGTTTTACTATCGGCTTGTGAGTAAGTGCCAGAGATCTCAGTTGTGGGATCGCTTAAAATTAAACCGCCTCTAGCTGAACTGTATTCTGTTCTATTAAATAAAGGACTTGTTGAGCCATCTGTTGGAAAGTTCCATGTAGGTGTGTCTGTATCTTCTCGGTCTACTTTAACTACTACTTCATCTTGTATATCTACTAAAGATAATTCAGCTTTTGCTTCTTGATTACTAAAATTTCCTCTGTCATCTTGAAACTTAACAAGATATGTACCAGCTATAGCAGGTGCTATTACAGAGTTTGTACTTCCAGCAACAGCCTCAATAATGTCTTGAGAAGATTGAAATGTAGCTGCACTTCCAGTTTTGTCCGTATGTCTTACATAAACTCTTCCACCATGTAATACATCTAAATCTATAGTTTGATCGAATTGAAGTCTTACGAATTGATTGTTTATTGGCTCAACACTTAAATTTTGTACGTCATCTGGAATACCTGTTTTACCTTTAGTTGTTATTGTTTCTTCTAATGTATTACTTGATAATTGTAAATTTCCATTAAAAGGAGTTATTTGAATATCATATGAGCCTGCTTTCGTATCCATTATTTCAAAGTCATTAGAAAATACAGTTTGAGTTATAAAATTATCTGCATCATCTTCTCCAGTTACAAATCTATAACGTAATTGATATTGACTTACACCTTGAGGAGATTGAATTACACTACCATCTTGTGTTGTTATATCTCTTGAAGGCTCTTTCCAAGATAAAATCGTTTTACTTCTTGCGACTCCATTTATTGATACGATTAATTCTTGAACCGTTAACCCTGTTGGTGCATTTACATTTGTATTGAAACTATCATGTATTTGTCTTGGAGGTAATTCAGTACCATCTTCTATAAAATCATATTTATCCCTTTCATAGGCTAATGCAGTTATTGCATAGTTAAATCCGTCTTGCTCTTCTACTTGCACTACTCTGTATAGTCTTTTATATATTCCGTCATTACTTGACAAAATATAAGCTGCACCTGCGTTTGGGGCAATAGAAAAAGCACTATTTACTGTTACTTGACTGCCATCTGAAGAGTAATCATCAATAAGTTTCTCTTCAACTGTTCCATCAGGCAGTACAACACTTATCCTTGGTGTGCTATTCAAAGAAGGCAGATAATTAGCAGTACCCCCATCAATCTTTCCATCAATAGTAACAACTGTAGTTGTTGAAGAAACAACTCTTCCACCTTGTCTATAAGTTGTTCTAACAGGATCGTCAATTTCTACTACACTACCGGGCCTGACTACAAGTCCTGCATCTATAGATGTAGTAAAAGAAACTACTTCTGATTCAAATTGCTCTGCGTACAAAACTGCCCTACCAAGTCTTGCAGCTTGACCTCTAGATGTACAGGCAAAAGCTTTGACGTTTTTTACTGTTATTCCAACACGAGCTTTTATTTCATCACTTGCTTCTATAACTTCAAAATCTATTTCTTTTGAATCCATATTTAAATATCCAACTTTTATAACGCTATGCCTAGTTTTAAGACTGCTTCCAGAATAAACAAATCCAGCCTCTCCTACATTCGATAAATTAAATAGATAACTTGGGGTAACGCTTTTGTCTTGACTTATTGTGATACTTCCTGCTGACCATATTGGCATACACCTCATTACACCTGCTAATTCATTTATTACTGCAAACGCTTCTTTTGTACTATTGATATTCACATTACAAGCAAACCTAGCTTCTTTTCCATTAAAACCATCATCTACTAATTCATTAGAATATTTTGACGCAGCAATAAAGCTATATAAATCTACATTGCTATATGTAGTAGCATCGGTTGATTGATCTGGTGCAATATGATCTCCAAGACCGTATCTTTTGTTTATAAGTAAATCGAGCAAGATTAAACTAGGACACGTTGTCCATTGGGCTGCGCCCATACTGCCATCAAAAACATAATTTTGTGGATATTTAATACGACCACTACTACTGATAGTTATAGTCCCAGAGCTATTTGATGCTGGTATTTTTACTTTTATACCTCTTATTCTATATAAACGAGTTGGAACAGAATCAAATTCTATACTGTCTAAACGCAACGCAAAATAAGCTGAATTTAAATATCTATTACTTACATCAAAAACTTCTTGAATAGCTGCAAACCTAAACTCACTAAATTTTTTATCTGGAACAGGATCATTTGAATCTCTTAAAACTCTAACATCTACAGGAAAAGCAGCGTTTTCTAATGAAATCCTGTGATCTTTAGAATATACATCTGGAGTTCTGCCTTTTACTTTTGTATCTTTTCTTGTTACGAAATTACTTTGATTAGCATACTTAGTTTGGATTCTGTAATGAACAGTAAGTCCTTTTATATCACCATCATCTTCAAATTTCTGTATCTGAGGCCAAGTAAGAGTGACTATTACAGCATCGGGATTACGATTAGGACTTCTATCAGCTAATTGCTTTGTAACACTACCAGTAATTGAACCACGAACTTGAGCCTTCCATGTAACTGTATTATCAGTAATTGTTTGATTAACTGATGCTGTTTGAAAAGCAGAAGGTTGACTTGCACCACTTGTTCCTGCACTTGTACATTTAAAAACAATATCTACAACACCTTTTGCTCTAACTATATCATTAACTTTATATGTTTTATTAGCAGCCCAAGTAGTATGATTATCCGCATTTGACGGAATACCTCCAACGGTTTCTGGTGATCTAATCTCACTAGCAATACCACTCATTTTTGATTGATTTGACGTTCCCAATTTATACTTAAATTTTGTTTCTCTAAAATTGAAATCTTTATCTTGTGGATTAGTATTACTCGCATCATCACTTAAAATTGGGGTGTTATCTAAAAAAACATCTTTTAAACAAGCGTTATTATAAGCAGTTGTAAAAGGAGTAAGATTGGATCTTGATGGTGTAGCAAAACCTTCTATTTCACCCTCAGAAACTAGATCTTGTACTGTAAAAAATTGTCTACTATTTAAACTATCTTTGGCTTTTGTAGGTGTCTTAGGTTGGTTGTTGCCACCTTTAGAACCTCTTATAATTTTATTTTTTTCAGTCATTAATCTATATCCTCTTGATTAGTATCTAAAGCTGCTGATATAACAACAGATCCAACAAATACTTCTCCATATACAACAGGTATTGGAGTTCCTGCCCGACTTGTATTTTGCAACGAATTAAATTGAAATGACACGTTAGGATCGTCTTCTGCTGCAAAGTCTGGTAATTCTGGGAGAGGAAAAAGCATATCAACAACACTACCTAAAATTAAAGCACCACCTCCAATTAACAAGGCTTGTGTTCCAAATGTAGCAGCAGCAAAACCTTTAGCAGTTAATAATCCACCAGCCTTAAAAGCTCCAGTAAGAGAAGCCCCAGAAGTTACAAACGCTAATCCTATTAAGGCTGCTCCAAGTAAAAACCTACCAAAGCTACCAGCACCAGCGATCATGGGAACAAAATGTATATCTTCTTGACCAACTGGATAATTTATTTCTTCTTCCTTTATATCGTAATTACCAACCTTTACTTGATAATATTTAGGACTCATATAACCTTCTATATCTGGAAAATTACATAACAAAAAACGTACAGCTTCAGCAACACTACTTACATGAGCCTCAAATTCTTCTGCCCCAACATACTCAGCAAGTTTTCCATATAATTTTATTTTACGCAACATAACGATACCTAGCTCCTGTACATTTTTGCAACCATTCAGAATAAGGTTCTATACAAGATAGTCTATCTGTTAAATGATGTAAAACATCCCCATCTATAAAAATCGCTACATGATTTAAGCCTTTTCCTAAAATAGACATTGCTAAAACATCTCCATTTTGTAATACCTCATCGTATTTTAATTTTCTAAATCCAGTAGTCTCTGCACATTCTTCAAATAACGGATTTTTATAAAATTCTTCTGGTGTAATAGGTCTATCCCAATCTTTTAATTCTATGTTCTTTTCTTCTTTATACCAATCTCTGACTAAAGCCCAGCAATCTGTAAGACCCCAAACCCATTGACGACCTAATAATGGTGCTTTATATCCACATGGCTCTAAATATGCCCATTGTTCTGTATTTGGATTAACTATATACCAAGGTAAACCACTTGCCTCACAACTAACTCTATCTGCATCACTTGGGTTAGGTAGGTTTATTGGATGCGAATGAAATATGCCTACAATATCACCTGCATTATCAGCTTTTACATAATCTTCTGGATCTAAAATAAAACATTGATGATCTGTCATTGAAAGATTACGGCAGGGGTAATATCTTTCCTTGCCTCTAATATTTAACAGTAAACCACAAGCTTCTTTTGGATCTTGTTGTTTAGCGTGTTCTAATGCTTTTTCTCTCCAATCCATATTTAACCAAAAGTACCTATAGCTGGAAATTCTTTACGAGTGCATATACGCTTTGGAATACGAACATTAACTAAATCTGTTGGTGCTGCAAGTTCAAATTCAACAGTTAATCTATTTTCTGATGACTTACGATCTATAAAATATACCTCCCTTGGAAATTCTGCATTAGGATCAGGAGTTCCAAATGGATTTTGTCTTACTGTACTTATAACGTCAACTGTTTGAGTTATTGTATTTGGATTGTTTATTGTTATAGTATTGCCCATAGCATTTCCATGTGTAGTGCAATAATATCTCAAATCACTTGGTGTAGAGGGGTAAACAGGTTGATAAGTAACAGTTGCGTCTGTGCCTAAAGTACCAGTTAGTTCTACACCTTGATAACCACCAGCATCAGATCTTATTCTGAGTGGATGCCCTACATTTGAACTATCAGATTGATTAAAAACATAAGTTGAACCACGTTTCATTGTAATTACAGGTTTTTGAGTTCCATTTAAAGCAAAAACATTATCACCATTTGAATCTTGTACAACTGTAACTGCATATGTAACAGTTTCTACGTCAGACGGATCAGCTACAGTTTGTGTCGTTGTGCCAGTTACAGTTGATACTGCTGGGAAATTCTCTGCATCGAGAAATTTAGCTAATGTTCTTATTCTTGTAACTTTGCAGCCTGTTAAATCATTAGATGGTGTAAACTTGTTTACCTCTTTAAGGATGCTAGACATAAAACCATCTTTGTTACTTACTACAAATTTAGGTCTAGGAAGTTGACCTTTTTGAAAAGCAAAACCACTTGCTTCTACTGGAAACCTTGGATAACTCTGACCAGCCCATAATATATTTCCATATGCGTTTAAATTTGTACCTGCATGAAATTTATAATTAGTTTCTATGCCCTGTGGATTGCCAGTAGGATAATTAACACCCTCAATTAAATCAACTTCAAATAATTCAATAATTGCTGATGGATTTAATGTTTGTAAATCTCCAAAAACTGCACTTTGCGATATATATTCAACATTATTATCAAAAACAGTAGCACCAATAGTACTCGGCCAACTTGGTTCACTTGATCCAGTAGTACCTGCGCTTGTTACTTTAAAAAATAAACCAGAACTAGAAGATGTTGGTGCAATTATATTGCCAACAGATAAGCTCGTATTTGCTGTCCAAGCAGTTGCCATTAGCTAGGTTCAAAAACTTGAATAAAAGTTGCCTTTATAGTTGATAAATTACTGTAATTTATATTTTTTGTCCAAGAAGGACATTTAAAATTCATAGAACTTGATTCTCTTGGTGGGGTGTACGCAAAACTAACATTGTCTTTGGCCCTTTCATCCAAAAAATCTTCAATAGTATCTGAATCTGTCTCATTTAAATCTTTCCAAGTAAAATCAAATGTTTTTGGATTTTGATTTAAACCAAATGATAGTCGATGTTCATATCCATCACCAAATCTTATAATTCTGGTATTTGGTTGGGACTTTTTAATCACAGTATAACTAGGTTCTATATCAGTTCCATCTTGTCTAGTTGGGAAAGTAGCCATTATGAAAGAAGTCCTCCCGGCCTTTGTTGTTCTAATATTTCAGATTGTACTGCAATAGAAATCATACGGCCAAGTTCTCTTCCGTTTTGCTCGTCACCCTCGACTGATGTTCCAGAAGCATCAACATTAACAATAATATTTCCAACACCTCCTGTAGCTTGCACACCAAGTTTTCCGTTAGCACCACGCTTTAAAGGCATGATCGCTTCTGGGCCAGCTTCTCCCATAAGCCCTGCTCCATTCGCCATTGGGAATATGGTTGGGCGATTTACAATACCTCCATAGGCATAAGGAACAATTTTGTTTCTAGCAAATACATTACCTTTAGCACTTGGTATAACCTCTCCCTTTTCTATAGCATTTCCATTTGCATTAAGATTTAAGAAACCGAGTACAGGATTTGCAATGTATTTCATAAATGCTGCTCTTACAATAATTTTTTGTAATTCTTTAACTGCTGACCTTGCTAAATCAGCAAAACCTCTTTTGCCCTCTACAAAGAAATCAGCAAAAGCATCTGCCAGTTTCGTAGTCGTAGTAACCGCAAGTTTTCCTACTTGTTTTTCAAGATTAATTGCTTCTTCTGTTACTTTCTTAAATTCTTCTGCAAGATTAAATACACTACCTTCTCCACCATCTACACTTGGTAAATTTGATTTTTTATTTTTACCATCTCCTTCTGGAACTTCTATCTTAGGAGGTTTTATAGTCATCTCACCTAAAGCTTCAAAATCTTTTTTAGCTGTTTCTGCTGTATCTTTAAAGCCCTTCTTCATAACTTCAAAGGCTTTTTTAAATTCAAAATTAGCTATGTGATATAAAATTTTTGCCATATCAACTAATGATCTTGTTAAAAACCTTACAGCAGCAAAAGTCGCATATACAGCAGCACCTAATACCTTTAATGTCCCTGTTATAAAACCCATAGCCTCTTCAGACTGCAATATACCAAGAGTTATATCAGAAAATGCTTTTTGAAAAGCAGCACCAATAGGCAATACAGATTTACCAACTGCAAGTTTAAATAAATCCATAGAAGTTTTAAGTTTTGCCCCTGCATCAGCAGATGAATTAGCTACTTCTCTAGCTGTTGCAGCAAAGTCTTCATTTAACTTTTCTGCAAATCTCATTATCTTATCTAGGCCAACAGTTCCATCTCTTAAATCTTTTTGTAACTGCTCAAGCGTACTTCCATTTGCCTCTGCAAATTTAACTACAGCTCCCGCCAATCTCTCTCCAAGCTGGCCTTGTAATTCTTCTGCCGACACCTTACCTTTACCAAAGATTTGGGACATGGCTCGTATCGCAGATTGAACATCATCTGCGCTACCACCAGTTGCTTTAATAGCGTTTGAGACTCCAGTAAATACTGTCTCAGCATCTTCTATAGTTCCACCAGCACCAAGAACCGATGCAGATAAGGTCGTAAATTGTTTGGTGGATGCTGCTATAGGTACGTTTAATTCTCTTGATGTTTTTGCAATAACATTTAAACCATACTCAAAAGTTTCTTGATCTTTAGTAACACCAGCTAATGCAATCTCTAACTTTTGTATTTCTGCTGCATATGAAGCAGCTTCATTTGCAAATCCAACACCCTCTGCAACTGCCCCTAATCCAACACCAATAGCAGCACCGGCTGGCCCTCCAACTGCTGCCCCAGATAATCCGAAAGAACCAACCGCACCAAGGTTTCCAGCAACTCCAGATCCAGCTATTGCTCCAAGTGCTGCTCTTTGACCAACACCCATATTCTTTCCACTACCAATTAACCTATCTCGCATTTTTGCAAACCTGCCTCTGGTGTCCATCTGAGGGCCAATAGGTGTCGCATATTGTGTCCCCGGCTGTATCTTTAAACTTGCATTTAATTTGTTTATCTCGTTTGTAAAACGACTGTATGACGCACCGCCCTTATCAACTTGATCTCTTAAAACTTTAAAGGCTTCTATCTGTTCTCTAATAGTTTTATTACTTCTAGCTAATCCACCATTAAAACTTTTAGCTCTTTTATCTACTCGTAAAATACTTGCAACTGTATCATTTAAACTTTTCTTATTTAAAACAAGAGTTTTATTTATTTTGCCAAACGTGGCATTTAACTTTTTTAGCTCATCATTACCAAAAGTTTTTATGCTAATTTTTACTGTATTAGTCTCAGTCGCCATCTATTACTGCTCCTTACTATTGAGTTCTTTAACAGCAACAGCTTCCATTAGTTGTAAACCAGCGAGCATTTCTTGTCGGTTATCTACATGATAGAGGTCAAACAGACCTCCATCAAGTAATAATACCTCATATTTTAATCCTACTACACCTCCAAAAGATGTGTTCCATTGTGTCTGACAACGAAGGAACATATTAACAATCTCCCAATTTTCATCAAAAACTTCAAATTCATCTTCTTCTTTTGGTTGCTCCTCGATTTTTACACCAAACGCAGCAGCGTCTTTTTGAGTTTCATCTATAACTTGTTTGCCACCCGAAGCCCAATATAAGGCAGCATCAGTTAGTTTCCCGATTGTGCGTTTGCATAGAATTTCTTAAAAGCATCTAATACACCTGCAACAAAATCTATATCCTCTGCAAATTCTTTTAATATTTTATCTGAAAACACAATAGGAGTTCCATCTTCTTCGTTAACATCTTCCCACCCAACTAATACTTTTTTAAGTGCGTCAAACTCTGACGAAGATTCAAAACTATCAAGCTCTTTTCTAGACAAACGTACAAATTTTCCAGTAAAAGAAGTAGTGTCAAACTCGCCAATATTAGTCTCAGAAGGTGTTTTAACCTCTACAGGCCAAGAATACACCTTCGTCTTTTTTCTTACAAATGCCATAAATAAAAATATA